AACATTCCCGAACAATCAACTCGGCGAATTTTTTAATAAACACCTCTTGCAAACTGTTAGCAAAATCAAATCCGGGTAGTGGCTTATATCCAGCCTCATCGGCAAGTTGTCGAATTCGTTCGTTCATTCTTCATCCTCAAAATAACTATCAAAACAATTCTCGCAAGTGCTAGATATACCGATCTCACGATGACCCTCTTTGGTAAAAATGTTTACGCCAAACTTGAAGGGCTGCCTACAGTCAATACATTTAGCATCTTCCTGGTTGACATACTGCCTGCCTACTAGTTTTTGGTCAGTCATTCTTGATCTGCCAAAAGATTTAATTTTTCTACCATTTGAACAGACATAGTTCTAAAGCCCATTATGCGTTCACGGTGACTTAGAATTTCTTCCGTCTCGTTCAGGATGTCACCGGCAATATGCCAAGCACCACGACTAGTGTAGTCAATCTCTTCGCGCCCAGCCTTGACGCCAAGACATACAGCCTGAGCTAACAAGTCTTTCAATGAAATCTTGTTGTCAATCATACGATCTTCAATCATTCTTTAACTCCGAAATGTTTTGCGATCAACTCTTTTGCTTTGTGCAATCCAGCGTTATACCCATACTCCCAGTCTTCACACGAATCTTGATAAGCAGCAGTTTCAATATCTTTGACACATTCCTGAACAATGAGTTGAACAAACATCTGGATATTGGCGTAGTCCGCGGTGCATTCTTCGCGGCCTCGATTGTCAATAGTGATGTCAAAACATTCCTGCATAAATTGTTTGATTTGTTCGTTCATTCTGCAATCCCAAAAGAGTCTTTGATATCATTCACCAGTTCAACTGCCCACACAGGGGCCGCATACTGTTCAGCTTCATTCTCAATCTTGCTGATACATTCGCGAACGATTAATTCGGCAAACTTAGCGTCGTACTGTTCGAACCAATCAACATGACCTTCTTCCCAGATCTCACCGAGAACCTTGCTCCTGACTCGTGGCTTCCACGTTTCATTTGCGTACTCACCAGCTTGTTCAGAGATTTGCTTTATATGTTTGTTCATGGTATTCATAACTTTATTTGATAGAACCATTATACCAAGAACACGAATTGTTGTACACAGGTTACGCTAGTAGTTGACAAGAACGGTCAACTATTCATGAGTTTATCTACAAAGTTCAATAGTAACTTGTGGTGTGATCCCCTGTGCCAGTACTGATTGATGTATTGAAGGGGTTCTTCAAACCAATACTCTTGACTCTCAGGGTGAGGACCCATGATACCCACTCGGCCCTGAATGATCGCAGCAGCATCGCCGTTAGCATATGTCGCCACTACTTCACAGCGACTCAAGTCACCTATAATTGCGCAGCCATCGTAGAAGAACATGTTCTCAGGTTGATTTTCCCACAACACATCGGCCACAGTGCCATAGCTACGCCTGATGTTGGCATGTGGTTGTTTGATGTACTGCACCGCATCTAGCCCATCAAGGATGTCAAAGTAATGACTTCCTGCCCAGTAGGCACCCATACAGATCCCAAGGTATCGTCCACCGTTCGCCACAAAGTCTGCCACTGCGTTCTGAGACTTACGCCTAAAGAACTCGTCGTATGAACTGGCTTCACCCATGCCACCCGGGAACGCGATTATGTCAACATCCTTGAACGTCTCGGCGTTACACTGGGTTTCATCAAAGGTCTTGATGATGTAGTTACCATCAAGCGCCTGACGCATACCTTCTATGCAGTCATCTGAACACTCAGGATGATGTGAGAAGATCGCGATGGTAGGCATACTTTTACCATATGCTCGTGGGTCAATGCCATCGTCCGATACGATGTCAGAGTATGACATGTTTTATCGGCAGACTTCTTGATACATCGGATTGCGGTAGTAGTCATACCCAATGAACTTAGAGAAGCAGCGTACCACGGGTTGCGGTTGTGCGACTTGAACAGGCGCTTGAGTTACAGGCTGTGGACTACTAAACATCGAGCTCACCGCTAGTGCACCCACTGCACCAGCACCTGCACCAACCAGGGCTGCACTGCGCCTAGGATGCCCAGCACAGCCACTGAGTGCCACTGCTGATGCTAGAATAAGTACTGACAATGTTTTCATGATGATTCCTTTGTTTGTTTACAACCTGTAGATACATTATATCCAGGTTCTTGGAGGTTGTACAATATTTTATCTTCGAATTGTCGATAGATTCTATTGACAACGTAGGAGTCGGCCTGTGCCTCTTCAGCAGCGCCAACACAGTCTTCAATGATTAAGCGCGCGAACTTTTCAAGCACAGCCCACTCATCTTTATCATCGGTCTCAACTGTTTTGCTTTCATGTGTTTCTGTGAGGTCATACATGTAATAACCAGCCCATATCGCAAGTTGCTTGATACGTTCGTTCATTTTTCACCCCACAATCTGGCTTCAATCATCTTCTGGCAACTGTCTGTGATAGCCTTATACCATCGAGCCTGTTCACCTTCATACATTGCCTCGATGACCTCACCAACGTTCTGACACTGTTCAAGGCACTCCTTGATGATTAGGTCAGCAAACATTTGCGTAAAATCATCGCTTGGTAATTTTACCAAAGTACGCGCTGCAGCCTGATTGGCTAGTTCAATGAGTCTTGCATTCATAATTAATCTCTAAAGAAAGTGTTAATGATCAGGTACACGTAGACACATAGAAGCACAGCGACACACACAAGGACTGCTATGGTTAGTGCCACAGCTACCATGAGTGCGAACCCCTGCACCTAGCACCTCCAAGCCAAGATGACGCCGATGGCGGCGAAAGTTGCGAAGAAGGCGATACCCTTGATGATCTGCATAAACTTTTCCATCTTAGTCATTCTTTACTTTCGTTGTCGGCCGCCATGGCCTCTAGGTCTTCGATGAAACCCTCGCGTTGTTCAGAGAGGACTTCGTCCATGAAATCGTATGGGGTGTCCATCAATAAACTTCCACAGCCCTGGTACACCAGGTCTTTGCCGAAGCAACCGCATCAGACTTTTTCGTGTAGTCATTGACGACGAAGGCCTTGAATTCCTTGTCGTACCCGAGCGCACACGTAATCATCGTGGGCATGGTGATGAACTTCGTCACCATCACTTTGGCCCAGCGGCCATCTGCCCTGTAGTACTTTCCGTCGTGGAGATTGCCGGTAACTTTGATCATTTGGTGCCTTGCTTGATTTGATAGAACCATTATACCAAGATCACGAATTGTTGTACACCAATAGTTGACTGTTCTTGTCAACTACTCACCCTTGTTCTTTCGCCCTAGAGTATCACTTAATGAATCTTTTACCACGTCATATATTAACAATCCAGCCATTCCTACTGCAGCTGATACCATTAGGAAAGTTAACATAAGTTGAGTAACATACGTAAGGATTAAGAAAATGGAGATACTAATTACTATTGACAATCCAACTAGTATCCCCACAGTATAAATCAACGCCTTGAGTTTAAGATTCACTTAGTTTCCATTCTTCATAAGAAATTTATTGCTGATCGCCTTGAAGGAAGCTTCGCCATCGTCACGCTTGAAGACAATGCCTTCACGCTCAGGTGAATTTACTTCACACATTGAACTTTCGCCTTCAGCCATGTAGACTATGTCCTGAGACAGCGCAGACTCGAGTGCAAAATTGGTCTTGATGACCGGCACGTGTTTGATACAGAGCTTATCTGCAAGTGCCCGGCGCTCCCATGGAATCAAGTACCTACGTTCATCGATGTCGTAGACGTCGAACAGGAAGAAGTCCTGACCACGCAGCTTGTAGGAGTTGCCCTGGATACCCTCACCGATGATCTCGCCTTGTAGCGCTAGGTTGCGTCGTGTCATCTTGATTTTCTCGATCAATGATTCACGGTTGGCTACCACCCATAGACTGTTGCCCTCGCTCTCCTTGAGTTGGAGGTTCCTTGAGCAGACTCCCGATTCATCGCCGTTAACGAATACCGTCATTGAGGACCCATCCAGCTTCTCAGTAACTTCCCAGGTGTTTTCCTTCATGCTCCAGTCATGGAGTTCGTTGGTCAAGTTCTGGATGCGTTCTTGGTCAGTCTTGGGAATGAAGATGGGGAATAGCCCAACGGCGTCACCGCTTAGGTTTGCCGGCACAGGTGCTTCCCATTTAAGGATGCCGAGTTGCTCCGTGACGTCATCACCTATGGATAGGTCTGCGCCATAATTGGTCAGGTTGCTCATTGGTAGCAATAGACCTTGACTGACTTGACCACGTAACTTGATGGTTCGTAGTCGCTCGCCTTTGACGCCTTCGTACTCAGACGGTTCCTTACCCTTGGACAGGAACGGGGCGCGCTCATGAGGGATCCACGAGTCAATCTCACAGTAGATGACTCGGTCACCGACTTGGTAATCACCCTTACGGATTACAACCTTCCAGCCTCCGATCACGGCGGCTTCGATCGCGTCAGCACCTGCAATAGGTACAATGACGCCAATGTCACGAATAGTAGCTAGTTTTCTCATGTTAACCTCACTTTCATAATTAATTATACCAGGATTACGAATTCTTGTACACTACTTCTTGTAGAGGATGCTTGAAGCTATCTGCATGATCGTCACTACATCTTCCATGTTGTCGGGTTTTACTGCCCAACCAACGCTTATCTGGCCTATGAAGACACCGGGTTCTGCCGGCACCGAGATCCTACACATGAAGGTTGTACCGTAGTCACGATAGACGAATCCGATGTAGCTCTGCGGCTTGGTGTAGTCTGAGCAGGCTACTTTGCCGGCCATCAACTCGATCACGTCGGCGTTGTTGGCTTGATTCTTGGTGAAGAGTCCTACGTTGAAGTCATCGTACTTCTTCTCACGGCCACCCTTTCGAGTGGACATCCAGGCTACCTTTCGCGTGCCTGACAGGGTATTGACTTCAAAGATAGCCACCATCAATACGTCACTGTTCTTCATGATGAAGTTGACGGTCTCTTCGTACTTACCATTCATCTTTGGCAACGCCTGCTGAGCCCTATAGGAAGCCATGAAGGCGTCCTTCTCAGAGTAGATTACCCACCCACTAAACCCAATGACAGTGAGTATGATTACAGAAAATAGTCGGAACTTACTCTCACCGATGTAGTTGAGTAAGCTAAGCAATAGGTCTTTAAGTTTATCCATCTTTTTTTATTATTTGACATGATGAATGTAAGACTCAAAGTTATTGTTTGGCTGCTACTTCCAGTACTCGTTTAGCGTCTTCTAGTCCTGATTGCTTTAAGAGTATCGAGTCAAGTACGTCTTCACACGAGTCCAGAAGGTCTGTGAGGTAGTTGATGTTTTCGTCAGAGAGGGTGACCACCCAGGTGTTGAACGTCGCTGCGTCCAACGATAGCACCCTCTCAAGATTTTTTTGATCTTGTAGATTCATTTGCTTTCTTGAGTTCTTGAGGTAGTAAACCGGCGTCGATCAACATATTCAACGTGATCTTCTTATATATCTTTGTTAGAGTTTGATCCTTCACGGCGACCAACAGCGCAGCCTCAGTGGGATGTACGTTCTCCAACAACTGGATAAAGAGCTGCTCTCGTCGTACTTGAGACAATTCGCGTTGCTTCGTAAAGATGTAGAGCTTTCGCATCTCACCAGAGAAGTTAGCCTTAGACATACCAATGGGTGCTGGATCTGGCTTAAAGGGTGGTGTACCCTCGGGCAGCATGAACTTGAGTTCAGGCATGAAGGCGTGCTGCAGGAGGATCCTCAGCGCAACATCATCCTTGAATGTCACAGCCTTCTTGGGATCATCATTGATCTCCTTGAGCATCTCAGTCACATATTTTCGCATAGTGTTCCTTAAAATTCATCGATCTCATCTAGTAACATTCGGCACCTGTTCTTAACCAAGTAGTTGAACACCGAGTTCTTATTGCCGAGCGGTGCTGCGCCATAAGCTTCTATGACGGTGTCCCTTAGGTCCTCAGGGATGAAGGCGAAGTCAACCAGCGTGGCGTTGCGCTTCCAACCCCTGCGTTCATCTTCATTCACACAGGCGTCGTACCCCTTGACAAAGAACTCCTCGAGCCGCTTGGCACTGATGGGCTTCTGTCGAGTGCCAGTCATAAAGGTATCATCAGGAGATAGGATGTTAGGTACACCGTCACCAGCATCACCCTTGACTATGTGCTCTACCATCCACTGACTCAACTCCTTCTTATTTACCACAACTAATTTCTTCAATATAGGACTAAACTGCTTGACGTTTTCATACTTATGCAACTGCTTGAAGTCCTTGTCGGAGGAGACGATCATAACCTTCTCGTTCTTACCAAACTCCTGCGTAGACTCAGCCAGTATGGCGATGATGTCGTCGGCTTCACAGCGCTTAACGTTCAACACCTTGTAGGGAAACTCGTTGTAGAGGTCCTCACGTATCTCTGAGAGGGTGTTGAAGATAAACTTCCAGTCGAAGTCCGAGGCATCACGTGACTTCTTGCGCATGCCCTTGTAGTGTTCAAAGACCTCCTTACGCCAGTAGCCCATGCCATCACAACATATGACTACATCACCGTACTCCCTACCATACTTCTTCTTGTAGGACTTGATGGATGATATGGCGACGTGCCGGATCAAGTCCTTGGACTCTTCTGGTGTACCCTTGCGGATCTCAGTCTGAAAGGCCATGATGGCAGCCATGCAGACCTGAGAGTAGTCAATTAAGATCATCGCTGTCTTTCTTAGATGTTAGTTTTAATAAAAGCACGACGATAGCTTGAGCGCTCGAAGTCTTCAACTGGCGGAGGTGGAGGAGCGTATGATGGAGGCGGTGTATATACCGGCGGTGGCTGCATTGGTTGCACAGGTTGCGCTGGTACCTGAATGTATTGAGGAACGTAGATGACCTGAGGTTGTACGTACACCGTCTGTGGCACATACAGTGGAGGTTGCACGTAGACCGGTCTAGGTTGCACGTACACAGGTGCTGGTTGTACGTATACGGGTGGCGGTGAGTAGTTTGGTTGGTATCCCTGCTGTCCGCCGCTAGGCATAGCAAACTGCAGTAGTTGTTCTACGATCTGACCCTGTGAAGACTGTTGTTGATAGGATCTAGGTTGATACCCACCGTGATACCCACCGTGATGACCGTGTCTATGCTGTGCCGTAGCACCAAAGCTTGCCAATACCAATGCTGCAATCAATACGCGTTTCATGGGAACACCTTCAAGATGATGCAGTCGCTGTTGATCCTACCATTCACACTAGCCGGCTTTGTGCTGAGTGCATGATAAGCCTGACCAAGCTTGCCCTTAGGTAGACTTGCGTAGTCCTTTAGCAACTCAGGCTTTCGTACCGTCTTCTGACCGGACTCTGACACGTCATAACCTAGTAGGGTGGTGCCCTTTACAGTAAGCTTAGAGTCTGCCATGGCGCGGTAGACTTGGAGCCGCTTGTACTTGGTGTTGTATATCCAAGCCTCAGAGGCTTGAACCAGTGACATCGGTTGCACAGACTTAAGTCCAAGCTCCTTTGACTCCTTCATGAAGAGCACCTTGGAGGCTACCACAGAAGCTGGTTTTTCCTTACGGACCGTGGGCTTACGCTGGACCTTCGCCGTGACCACCTGTTGTTGAGCCGCTTCACTGACGCTTTGGTAGAGCTTCAGGAGCTTCTTGAGCTTGGCCTTCTTGAAGTTAGAGTACCCTTCAACCACCTGCTTGTCTTCGCCTGCGAGGGCTTCTTCAAGCTCAAGCGTCGTCTTATTAAACGCCTCAGGGATCATCTTTGCAGCCTTGGGACTCACGGCGTTAGCCTTGAGGTAGGCCACTAGGTCTGGTTCAACGTCGTTCAACACGAACTCGTCTATCATACCGTTGATCTCAGCAATGTGGTTGGAAGCTTCCTCGGCGACTCGGTCAACGACTGGCGCCGAGGGCTTGATCTTGGCAACCACCTTAGAGATCGCAAGACGCTCAGAGGCTGCCACTTCACGAAGTGCTGTAAGCTCCTTAGAGATGAACCCGATTTCTTTGGGATCAAGATAAACACCTCGCTGCAGCAGTCTGATGATGCTGCCGACCGAACTAAAGCGCCAGTCTGCCAAGACCTCGAAGTCTGCAACCGCATCCTTACCAACGTAGGTCATCGTCCACTTACGCTTGGCCTTGTTGTCGAAGGCCGAGTTGTAGTAATTGAGGGCCTTCAGCAGGTCGATGTCGTAGGTCAGCACGTTGATCTTGGGCTCTGCTGAACCCTTGCCGGTACCAAAGACAGCCTCGGCGCGCTCAGCAGCTTCACGCTGCTTGATGGCGCGCTTTTCACGGGGTGTCAACTTTTCAGCCATGTGTATCGCTTTCTCGATTTGATAGAACCATTATACCTAAATGCCGAATTGTTGTACACAAGTAGTTGACCGTTTTAGTCAACTACTCTAAGTGCGCTAGGTGTCATAGAAGATCAGGAAGTGGGGATCTACCCCTTCTAGGGATTCTAGGCATTCTGGCACTATTAGGCCGCTCTAAGTTGTTGATTTATATGGACTTTTCCAGAGGGCTAATTGCCCGTGGCGGCTTGGTTGTCCACGATGTTGGTGTAGAGCAACTCAAAGTCTTCCTGGTCCTGCTGCTCCTTGAGGAAGGACTGCTTGTAGTAGGTCTTGGCCATCTTGTTCAGGGTCTTTTTAGGCAACTCGAACTCCTTGGACATCTCAGCAATGGTCTCCTTGACCAGGTCGCGTTCGGCGGCGATGCGTGTATAGGAATCAGAGATCTCAGAGATCATGGTCTTGATCTTTTTGCGATCTGAGGGGCTGGAGATCATAGTCATAGTACTTCCTTCACTGTGTCAAAGTTAAAACTGCGCCATCCGTTGTTCTCTAGGTCGAAGGCGCGGATGTTGTCGCCTGATTCTGTCATGGTTCCCTTGGGATGGTACTCCTCGTCGATCATATTGATGTTGCGGGTACAGATCATGGTGCGATCAGATCCGTCCTTCTTGGTGAAGAGCACGGTCACGCGACCCTCACCCAGTGATTCTAGCAGTTTAGATTTGTCCATTTGTTTCTCCATTAATATATTGAACTAAGTCCCGCATCTGTGACTTGTTGAAGTAGAACTCAGAGCGCGACTCGACCGTGTCTCCAGGTCCAACCCTCTCCACTACTAACGCAAACATGCCCTTACGCGTCAGATGCGCTAGGTCTACCCTTAAACTACAAAACTGGTCATACTCGATTGTAATGGGACGGTAGGTTGGCCCGTTTTTCAATAGCGAGATCTCATCGCTGACTTCTACCTTAGCCTTAAACAATGCGGGAATCGCCATTACTAAGTCACCTTCCTATGGTTGAGTTCATTCTGCATTGCTACCCGATACGCCGGTAGCATTCTATACTGCGTGTCCAGACAATTCTGGATATGTGCCGAAGTCATGTCCTTCAACGGGATGTACTTCAGAGGTTCAGAACCATCGATACCACGTGTACCCCATCGCATGACCTCACGGATCATATCGTGTGGATCATCTGAGTACACGGAGACATCTTCTGCAGGAGGTGCGTCTTTGTCAAAGGTACGCCTGAGATACTCACTACCACCGTCGACACAGTAGCGAAAGCCATTTGCGTCTGTGTGACAACTATAGTCGTGTCGATGTCGACTCTCGACGATCGTGCCGTCTGGGGTCTTGATGCGATTTGCGATGATGGTTGGTGTAGTCTTCATGTATATGAAACCTCTGATATTCCTGATGCTTTGATAGCACTCTGACAGATGATGCATGGATGGGAGGGTGCTGGTTCCCCATCCGCAGTGAACCTAAAGATCGCGATCTTATGCGCCTTGTTTAAGTCCGGACACTTGATGATAGCCGCGATCTCAGCGTGAAGGAACTCCTTGTAGGGTTCCTTGAGACGCTCGGCGTACATCTTCTGAAGGGGATGCGTCTTGACGTAGCTGTTCTGGCCAACGCTGAGGACACGACCCTTTTTGTCGTAGATGATCGCCGTCAAGGCGAACTGCTTCGCCATTACCAAGCCAACACTTTGGGAGAGTAGATGATCTTGCCCTCGTACTCGAGTTGACTCTTCTCAAAATCCGTGAGGAAGTCGTTACCAACGACCTCATAGTTGATGATGGTCTCACGGAAGAAGTCGTTGTCTTGCTCGATCTGATCACGAAGAGCCATCACGACTTCAGTGACTTTGTTAAAGTCCTTGAAGTTGTTGATGATGTACTCACCGCTACCCTTGGCCTTCCAGTGCTGAGGGCATTCGCCCTTGCCGTCATGGGTGTGGGCGCCGTAGTTTTCGTAAACTTGGGTAGTGATGAAGAGCTTAGACATGCTTTTTCCTTGCTGTGTTGATTTGATAGATAGATCTTATCAAAACCACGAATTGTTGTACACAGTAGTTGACAAGAATAGTCAACTACTATACATCATTTTTTGTGATTTATAATGAGCGCTTTCAACTCAGCGACTTCTTTGTCTAGAAGCGCTAATTTGTTCTTGCCATCTTGAGCAGAATTCTTGAACATCCGCACTACTTGGGCCTGACCAGCCTTGAGTGTCAGTTCATCTAGTAGCATTGATAAAGTTTTCATGTTTCTTGCCTTGCTTGATTTGATAGAACCATTATACCCAGATCACGAATTGTTGTACACAGTAGTTGACAAGAACGGTCAACTATTGATTACATGTCCTTGGTCCCTTAGGAGCTGCTCCACGTAGTCACAGGACTCCACGTCAATGTCATAGATTTCAGAATCTGATAAGATAGAAACCATCATCTGCCATACTGAGTCATTAAAATTCATAATATACCTTGTTGTAGTTGTGGATAATACTTAGATAACCATTCAAGGCTATTTCTGTTAGGATTTGGTTCATACCATCCGTCTTTACCATAGATATTAGATATAGACTGAAAGTATTCCTCATACATTGGTGCGACTTTCTCTAGACTGTAGTTCTTACCCCAAGCTCGACAAGTCCAGGGGTCGATGTTACCAATGTTCTTTGTCGCCCACACGAACTGCTCGAAGGTCTTGCATCGATAACCAGTCTTTCCGTGTAGGTTGTTCTCGGTGAAGCAACCCCAGTCTGTGGTGATCGTAGGTGTACCTGACAGCAACATCTCTACCTGTACACCACCAAAGGGTTCGATGTATAGGCTGGGAACAAATCCACCACGAGCTCGACTCATGAGGGTCTTCCTCTTGGCGATGTCTGCGTAACCAACACACTCCACGTGATCAGGAGTCTTATCGTAACCCATGTCCTGGATGTTACCCTGACCGGCGATCACCAGTCTTACTCCAGCGGCCTTAGTGGCCTGAATCGCTACGTCGACTCCCTTGTTGTTGAAGATGCGTCCTAAGTACAGGAAGTAGTCTTCCTTCTCCTCAGGCTTGCACTCAAAGTTAGAAACGTCAAAGTAGTTAGGGATGACGCAGTCGTACCAGCTGGGATTACCGGATCCACTGACACCATGTAGACCATAGTATGCGTGATAGATCGCGTAGCTCTCGAACACCTTGTAGGGCGCAAAGTGCCCGCCTGAGTACCCAATGCCGGGTTCAACCACGATCATGTCGGGATGAGCGTCTGCTATAGCCTTGTGACCATAACCCCAGAAGCAGAGTAGGAAGTCACCAGGTCGCTTACGCTTACCAACCTCACGGATCGTATTCGCATAGAAGATCTTGTAGGCGTGATCATCAAGCGCGAACTTAAAGAACGTTGAGCGCCAGTCGTATGATCCATATGCGATCTCAAGGTCTTTATTACCAATGACGGTAACATGTTCATCATAGTAGAGATCGGAGTCTTCGTGGCCGTAGTGGATCAACTCATGTCCACGATCCTTCATCATACGGGTGAACTTGACTACCTTCTGCGTGAAGGCACAACCATTGTACTCTTCGCTTGAAACTGTGTGGGGTATACCTAATACATGAAAACGCATATCACTCCTTAAGACTATGAATCATTATAACAAAACACTGATCACGTGTACAATCTTATGTGTGTACGTGTGAGATGTTGATTGCGTCCTTTACAATTACTGTTGATACGATCGAGGTGTGGTGATCATGATCGTTCGTGAACTCTATGTCGTCTATGATAGTATCATCTGGGATGACGTCAGTAGACGCAGCGTCACTTATAGGGATGTCATCGTTTATCTGGACTTCATGATGCTTTGAGACTGGAACAACTACTATCGGCTTCTTTCTCATCTGTGTCTGATTGACTGCTATGAACATTAGTACTGCGAGTGGATCGAACACCACAACGATCATGAGGATAATGATACGAACTGCCTTCTCTAGCACACCACCATCTAGGGTATCACCATAGATCAATGCCGCGATGTATTTGATCGGACCTACTTCGACTTCAACCTTCCGAAGCTCGTCCGCAATAGGTGCCCTCTCCTTTGACAGTCTACCTACTTCATTCTGTGCGGCCGTTATCTCATCATTGATGCGAGCCCTCTCCTTAGACTGAGCGCGTCTTAAGTTAGTAGAAGTAGTAGCTCCATTGGCATCAGTGGTGCGACTAAGAGCCGCGTCGACCTGTGAGTCCATCTGAGTTAGTGCCCTGCGCGATGATTCAATGTTATCACGCTGCGTCTTGACCTGCTCGTCTATCAACGCTATCTTACCAGCCACGTCTCCCGACGACACGCCCTGCTCTAAGTGCGCTTTAGACAGGTAGCCAAAGATACCCATACTCGTAAGCATCATAAGGATGATGATCGCGCTCACGAAGTAGTACTTCATGATCTTTGGTGTCTCACTCCAATTCCTGTAGAGCCATGAGGTGACTACTACCTTGGAGACTTCTAGGATGCTACCCATCACAGCGATGGACACGGCTGAACCGGAGAAGATAGCTATCAAGCCGAGGATGGAATAGAATGCTGCTACAGCTGAGAGTGCTATAGCGCACAATAATAACATGAGTGTCATAGCATCAGGTTTTTAACGTGGTTTCGATGTATCTTTCCTCCGACGAACCCGTTATACCACTCATTGGGCTTAAGGAGCACGTCATTCATGATCTGCTCCTTCATCTCAAGGTAGTTGCAGTCTCCCTTAGAGACGCATAGATGAAGTATCTCACGCGTAAAGTTAGACTCGCCGAGTTTTACCACGTCGAGTTGTAGCTCTAAAGAAGAGGACCAGTAAGTTGGCCAGTCTGACGGCACCTTTACTTTCTTCTTCTTACCCTTCACCAGTTTAGTCCTGCTAAACCAAAACAACTTCTTACCGATATAGTGTCGGGCTTGTGATACGTTCGTTATCTTATACACAAACCCGACGTAGCTTCCTATCTGTGATTCAGTGAATACTTCATTATGATAAAGCCACATAAACACTCCGTGTTGTACGGAGTTATTTATGGTTCAAGCAATGTTCTTTAACATTTGCTTTAGTTGCCTGAACCTCGTCACCAAGTAGTAGAGCTTGAGGATCTTTGGACGATCATTCGTCATCTTCATACTCCTCTGTATCGGAGATGTCAGCTCCACAGACTGGACAACAGACGATTGCATCAACATCCTGGTCTGTGCCCTTAAGCGTTATCTTTCCGTACGAATTACACGCTGTACATTCAAACAATCTAGACGGCATCTTCTTTTCCTTGTTACCAATGACTCATGTCACCCTTAACTGTCCGCATCGATGATAGCTTAGCGGGTAGCTTGGGTAGAAAATTGATCCCGGTCTCAGCTTCGATCTCTGACACGGGGACCACGTACGTGGGAAGCTTCTTAGGGTCTAGGTTCTCGTTTGGCATCAAGAACGCCAGAGTCTTACTAGCTTTAGGATCAATGATGATCTTATAGATTTTAGTTGGTACTCCTACACCAGCGCCGATAGTCTTTACTGGAGGATGATAGATCGTACCGCTGATGATAAAAATCTCGCCGTGATTCTTAACGAGGGCTCGTGTATACTCCTCAAGCATCCTCCAGATCCCACGGTTGTTGCCGGGAACCTGGGGCATCATGTTACTAAGCAAAAAAGACTCGCTCATCACCTTAGTGTCATACGTGAAGTCTCCCGCGGGTGCCATGTGCCCACGATCATATCCACTAGAGACGTAGTCATGCAGAGTCGCGCGATGAGCTACAGGAATCTCAGGGTCTTCACGGAAGTCGTCCTTTCGTGACTCAACG